TGCGCCAGCGAGGACGAGGCCGTTGCCCGCCGCACCCGCCAGAGCAGGGTCGGTGATGTAGATGAGGACATAGTTGCCCGCAGCCACTGCCGCGACTTGGCCTGCTAGCACCGTGTTGATGGCCACCACCAAGTTGGCAGCAGTCGCCGTGTCGTCGATGCCCACAGCAAAGTCAGTAGGGGCCGCAGGAATTGCCACCGCCGTAAAGGTCGTTGGGCCTGCCCATGCGAACTGGAGGGTGTCGCCTGCCACGACGCTATTGAGCGCGACCGTGGCCTGCGCTTGCGGGGAGGGGGCCACCAGAGCCTGCCAGACTTCAAGAAACACAAAGTCCGTGCGCTTGATGGTGGTTGGGTCACCGATGACGAAGGTCGTGGGGGCGTCGAGTTGGATCAGGTTCTCGCCGTCGTTGGGCGTGTTGGTGTACTCGATGACCAGCGGGAAGCCAGCCACGATGGCCTCAACCCGCTTCATGATGAAGCCGTTCACAGGCACGCTCGGGGGCGTGTCGAACGAGAAATCATCGTAAGCGTTGTTGCGGGTCTGGCCACGGAAGATGCCCGACTGCTGACCGTGCTTGCTGACCAGCGCATCCGCGAACGTCTGCACGTCCTGCTGGAGGTTCAGTTCGCAGTCCAGCACGGGCTTGCCCGACTGGAACACTACGTCAGCGAAGGATCGGTCACCGGGCGGCAAGCTGCGGCTGACATCATTCGGAACCGTCACAGGCGCGGGGGCTGTGTCGATGGCAGAGTATTGCTTGATCGTGTCCTTGACGCTCATGCTGCCTTCCTGCCTTCAATGGACCATAGGCGTTGAATTGTTCGTTCGCGGTGGCAGTTGGCGCATACGAGATCGCACTTCCCCAACTCAGCCAAGACCTTTGAGCGTGGCCAAGTCCACATGTTGGAGATACCCTTCTTCTTCTCGCCCCGCACATGGTCAAAGTCCATAGCTTCCGCAGGAAGAACTGCACCACAATCTTTGCAAGGGTTCTCCTTGAGCAGATTGACCCATGTTCTGAACGCCACCAGCCTCTCTGTCTGTGCTTCTTGGCGGCGTTTGTGGCTGCGGGTGCGGTGACAAGCGCAGCAGACGAGTTCGCACTTGGCGATCTCGTCTAACACCCGATCACGCTTATGGTGCGCCATCCCGCCAATGTTGAATCGCTTTTCCCCGCGCACATGGTCGTACTCCATGATGTAGCTGGGGTATGCCTTGCCGCAATCCAAACAGGGCTTACCCTTCTTCATCTCCTCGATGAAGGCCAAGAAGGAGATACGCAGATTTTTCTGGTGCCTCAACATCTTGTCGCGGTTTTCCTCTGCCCATCGCTGTCGCGCAGGGTTGTAGGCTTCTTTCTTTTCCTGCCAGCGGGTCTTGGCCTGCTTCTGCACCTTGTCACGATTGGCCTCGTACCAGTCCTTGCGCTTCTGCGCCTGATCTGGCCGTTTGGCGAGGGCGTTTGCCTTCTCTTTGCCACACGGCTTACAGTAAGGAGAAAGACCATCACGGCGAGTACGGCTGAAACCGTACTCCGTTGAAGGCTTCTCAACTTTGCAAGCAGGGCAGAGTTTCATAATCATTTCAAGCTACTAAAAGCTCAACCTCCATGTGATGGTCAACACGGTCGCAGGCGTTTTGGACACGACAGGGAACGACAAGTAGTTCGCGAGGATGTCGAGGTTCGTAACGTCCACGGTCGGGTCATAGTTCGGGGGCGCAGGCAGACCACCATTGGTGTTGGGCAGCGCGGGGCCAGCAATGTTGATGGCCGAGACGAGGCCCATCTCGTTGAGGGGGCCGTTGGCTTCTCCCGCAGCAAAGGTGGTCGTGAAGTCCACGATGTTGGTGGGGTAGGCTACCGCGACACCACCAGTGGTACGGAAGGTCGTGCTGGAGAACGCCTTGCGAAAGAGCGGGGTGTTGAGCTTGCGCTGGCGGTTGTCCGGGGCGTCGGGCGACAGGATGTTGCCAGTCGCGCCAGTGCCTACCGCGAGCATGTTCAAGCCATCTCGGGCCGCGCTGTTCTTGAACAGGATCGCCGCGAGGATGCCCGCATCACGAGTGATGATGTTGCGCTTCTCGACTTGCTGCACGACTTCGCCAGTCGCGGCGTCGGTCAGCGTGAGGAACACATCGCCGCGAGGGCCGCTGACGGTTTCCTCTCCTGCGCTGTGCAGTTGGAAGCTGATCCCTGTCTTGGGCTGCGGCAGTTTGTCTTGGAAGGCTGGCATCGGTAGCACCTACGGCGGGTGTTGTCCTGCCTTGGGGCAGGCATAGTCTGGCAAACGATACCCCTGCTACCGTATGCAGCCGTTAGGGGAACAAGGGCACGCCATTCTGATAGATAAACACTTGCTGATTGATGCCCTGTCCCTTGGTCGGAGCTAGGACGAACAAGCCAGCAGGGCCAAGTGTGCCGCTAGTTGACCAAACGGTAATGCCGCCCATGCCGTCGTTCTGGAGGCCCACGGTCGAAGGGCCACCAGAGAGGCGAAGAACGCCTGTGGTCGAGGTCGGGCCAGCGGGGAACAGACCCGCTTGTGCCCACGGTGGCTCATGCGGAATAGGCCCATACTCTTGGAACTGAGGGCCGACGGCGACCGTGTTGGGTGCGATCTCCCCGCTGAAGTCGATGGTCGCGAGAGAGTCGTCGCAGATGGCGATGAGGTTCTGCTGCGCCTCGTTCGTGATCGTGTAGACCGTAACGTCCTGATAGATCGACTCGACTTGCGGCGGCGGGGCTGGAGCGGGAGGAATGGGCGGGATGTCGCTAAAGGGTGCCGTGAAGTCAAGCGTGCTGTAGGGCGTGTTGTCGATGAACCCGCCAGTGGTCGGATCGACCACAATGCCGCCCGCGACGACCGAGCGCGTGATGTCCTCGGCTTGCTGGAGGACGAACGGAGGCGTGCCTTCGTTGAGCAGTGTAGCCGTCTGGAGCAGAGGCACGCTGGCGAGGTAGGTCGAGGTGACCGGGGTTCCGGGCACAAAGACCAGCGTCACGGCGGCATGATCGCTGCTGAAGGTCACAGGGAAGCCGTCAGCATCATAGCCAAGCTGGACTGTCTGGCTCTGGGGGTCGAACGTCCAGTAGTTCGCGCTGATCAGCGTGTTGCCGTCAATGACGCGGTAGACGCTCTGGGCGTAGATGTCCGTGGGGATGAAGCTGACCGTGCGGTTGTCCAAGGACTCGACGACAAGCGTTTCCGTTTCCGTCTGGCCAAACAGTTCGGTCGAGCCGATCTGGTTGGCGTGGTTGAGGACATGATGCTCTGGGCTGCGAGTGTCCACATCGGGCCACTGGTAGAGCCGATAGCGGACGTAATCCCACGACTGGTAGCAGATGCTCTGCGGGTCAATCGAACCGAAGGCGACAGAGCCAAACACCTCGCCCTCTTGTGCGGGCAGGCGGGTTTCCTCGACGTTGATCCAAGCCAGCGTCGGGTCGGTGTACTCGCTGTTGAACTGCGGGGTGCCTGTCCAAGTGGGCGGGAACACCGCTGCTGAGATGAGGTCTGGGCGATAGACCGACACGCCGAAGGTGGGGTCACGGTGGACGCGAACCTCGATAGGCGAAGTCCAGTCCATCGCATAGATGATCGCGGAGGTGCTGCTGTTGGGCGCGAGCGTGCTGTCCGTGCGGGGCAGCTTCCAGTTGTCGATGTTGTTGCGGTCGCCGCCTAGCCAGACGCCCAGCGTGCGGATGGCCGAGAGGGGGGGAACCCAGATGTGCGAGAGCGTTTCCCATGCGATGGTTGAGGAGCCGTTGGCGTGACCGAACCGCACATCCTCGGTCATCAGTGTTGCCGCGAACGCAGACAGGGCAACGGCACCGACGACGACATCGTCGATCGAAAGCGTCAGGTTGTCCGCACTCGCATCAGCCCATACGCGGTAGCTGTGGAAGTCGTCGTCGTTCCAGTTGTAAAAGACCGTCAGGAGGCTTGCGCTGCTGGGGCCATTCTGAAGCAGGCGCACGGCAGGGGCACCGCCCACGACTTGCAGGGACACGGTGTAGAGGAAGCCGTTGGCCTTGCCGCTGAAGTAGGCCCCTGTGTCCACGTTGCCTGCAATGGCAGGGTACGTCGTCATCTTGAGGCGAGCTTCGGTGATGCGCGAGTTGGTGTCCGCGTAGGGCGTGGTGTACAGCGAGCTGTCGCTGATCGGCGTGGTAGGGGCCGTCGTAAAGGTCATCCTCTCTTGCGAGGACACGACCGAGACAGTGAACGTGCGGCCATCATCGGTCTTGACGAAATCGCCGGGGTTGATCTCTTGCTCAAACCGCGTGCTGGTGCCGAGCATACGCACCGTAGGCGCGTAGAGGTTGCTTGTCTGCGCGGTGCTGATCGTTCCTGTCAGCGGGGTGATGTAGGGGTCGAGAGTGCCCGCAAAGTACCCCGCGCCGAGGGGGTGCGACATGCGGGTATTGAGGACTCGCTCATAGGGGGTAGCAAGGATGAAGCCGCTAGAAGCCCAAGCCGTACTGTCCGTTGGAACGATGAGGCCAGCAAAGGAGAGCGAGGGGTTGTTGATAATCCTGCGGATGCGGTTGCCGAGCGGGTCGGCATAAAGCAGGGTCGCAAGCTCGACATAGCGGACAGTGTCCTGCAAGGCAATCCGAGCATCGCCCGTGCCTTGCGTGCCGTAGTCGAGCAAGAAACGAGCATCGAGGTCAAAGATGGTCGTATTGTTGAGGAAAGGCTCGACCCGCTGGTAGTAGAACGAGTAGTAGAGGTCAGGGCTTGCGACGGTGGACTTGAGGTTTAGGAACGAAGGGGGGCCGACAGTCAAGAAGGACTGCCCGAAAGAGGCCCCTCGGAACCACTCGTAGTCGGGGTTGTTCTCGGGCAGGGTGTCCATCTCCGTATCGACGATGAACCCTCGGCTGGTCAGCAGCCCTTGGTCAGGGCTGATCTGATAGCGCACGAAAGACCAGATGGAGGTGTTCGCCGTCTGGGAGTCCAGAGAACCCCAGATGACCTGTCCTTCCCCATCAGTGCGAAGCGTGGCCAACGCCGCCGATGGCGGTGCGCCAACAGGCAGCGCGTTGGGTGAGGCTGGGTCAAACGGCCCCGACAAGAGGGGGGCGAGGGGAATAACAGGAATCATGTTAGACCACCGTCAGAGGGTCTTGCGCGACGACTGCCGCCAGCGTGGTCGGGGGGATCGTCCGAGCAGGATCAGCCCAGCACTGGTAGAACGCCACCTTCCCCGGCGGCACAGGCCCAGCGGGCACATACATCGGACTCAAGTCGAGGTAGATGCGGCCAGTCGCAGGGTCGAACGTGCGGGGCAAGCCAGAAAGCAACAGGTAGAGCAGGGCCACCTGATCCGACATGCTGGGGGTGAGCGAGGGGGTGAGGATGGAAGGGATCAGGTCTGGCACAGGGATCTGCGAGGTCGTGTTCGCAGCCGCTGCTGCCACGTTGTCGTATACATCACCACCCGGTTGCAGTTCGTCATAGACCGTGCCGCCAGCCGTCAGGGCTGTCGCTGCGATAGTGGCCTGAGTCTCGGCATTGGTAGCCGCTGTCTCAGCGTTGGTTGCTGCCGTCTCGGCATTGGTCGCGGCAACAGCAGCCGCAGCCGCATCCGTAGCCGCAGCAGCCGCATTGTCGTACACGTCGCCGCCCGGTTGCAGTTGGTCGTAAACCGTGCCACCCGCAGTCACAGCCGTGGCAGCGATAGTTGCTTGCACCTCCGCGTTGTTTGCAGCCGTTTCAGCGTTGCCTGCCGCTAGTGCAGCCGCAGCCGCGTCTGTCGCCGCAGAGGCTGCGTTGTCGTATACGTCGCCACCAGCTTGAAGTTGGGAATTGGAACGAGTCGCCCCATCGTAGACATTCCCACCTGTGTGCAGTTGGGTGTAGACGTAGCCGCCCGTTTGCAACTCCGTATTCGCGGTGGTAGCCGCAGTAGCCCCGTCGTAGACATTGCCTCCAGTGTGAAGCTGCGTGTAGACGTAGCCACCTGTTTGCAGTTCCGTGTTTGCAGCGGTGGCTGCGGTGGCACCGTCGTACACGGCACCGCCTGTATGCAGTTGGGTGTAGATGTAGCCACCCGTCTGGACTTGCGTGTTGACCGCCGCCGCCGAACTTGCTGCGTTCGTCGCTTGCGTAGCCGCTGTCGTGGCCTGCGAAGCTGCCGTGGTGGCTTGCGTAGCAGCAGTAGTTGCCTGCGTAGCCGCAGTAGTGGCTTGTGTGGCCGCAGTAGCCGCGTTCGTGTAGATCGTGCCTGCCGTGACCGCCGTCTTGGCTGTGGTCGCGTCCAATGCGCCAACAGAGACGTTGGTGCCCACATCGGCCCAATCCGTCGAAGGGTAGCTCGCGCTGCTGTAAGTATTTGAGTAGACACGGACGACGTATCGTCCTGCGCCGTTGCCAACAGCCCCCGTGTAGGTAGTATCCGCTAGAACGGTGACGATGCCGCCGCTGACCTTGACCAGAATCCCTGTCTGGCCCGTGATGGTTCCGTCCAAGTTGACAGCTTGCGCCGCGAACTTGGACGTGCCGTCAATCTGAAGGCTAACCCTTAGATCCGTAATCGCCAAGCTCGCAGGGGGAAGGCCAAACAGCGTGTATGTGATGTCGCCGCTAAACGCAGCAGGCAACGACATCTTGAACACAGGGAGAGTGAACCGAACTGTCTCGCTCAGGCTGAAAATACCGGGCATGACTTATCCTCCTGCGTATCCGTAATCGAGCGGCCCGACTTGGGCGGGTTGTGCCAGCGGAGTCGTCGCCGTGGCGGTCAAGAACGTACCGAACAGCGCACCTGAGCAGTAGACCGATGCCGCGTGCGTCGAGGTGCTAACAGTGAGCGCGTAGGTCGTGGCCACGCTGTAGTCGAGTTCCCAGAGCAGCGTCGGGTATTTGCCCCCGAACAGGCTGAAGTCTGCGGGAAAGTTCGTCGTGGTCGTGATTGTCGTCGTAGCGAGCGTCTGATAGACCTTGTAGACGACGGAGCCAGTGTAGCCAGCGGTTCCTGTCAGGACGAGCGTAAAGCCGCTTGCCGTCTTGTTCGTGGCATACCCACCCGGCCCTTCTGGGTCGAAGTAGAACTCGACGCGGTAGTCGCTGGTCACCAGCGGCACAGGGAAGGTCACGTTCTGCTGCACTTGGCCTGTGAAAGTCAGGGTGTTGCCCCAAACTTGCTTCTCGCGCCCTGTCTGGGCCACCGCCGAGGAGACGGTATAGACGCCTTGCTGGGGGCCGCTCTCGATGCGAAAGCGGGTTCCTGCCTTGACGTTCTGGGGCATGGTCGAGGTGATGACGGAGAGCTTGTTCTGAGCCGTAATCGTCACCTTGGGCGTGGCCACAGAGGAGTCTGTCTGGAAGCCAGCGAGCCACGATGCCCGCAAGTCGGGTCTCGCGGGGTCGAGCAGAAAGCCGATACAGCGGAAGGGGGCTTCCGTAGCCAGAGCGGGGAGCAGGAGAAGTCCGACGATGTAGGAGCGGCGGTTGTCGTGTGTGCCGAACACGACGCCAGTGAACACCCCGGTCGGCGTGACCGTCGCGGGGTCGAGCGTGAGCCGCGTTACCACGCGCCCAGTCGCGGGCAGGGTCATGTCCGTCATCTGGTAATAGAGCGCGGGCTGTCCTACGCCGTAAGACCCGACGTTGTCGGCCTTGACCTCGTAAGTGCCGTTGCCGACCAATGTCCCAGAGTCGGTGCCCACCAAGGCCCAGTTCTCGACAATGGGGAAACCCGTGCCCTCGTAGGACACCGCGACTTCCGAGGGCGTCACCTCGAAGGTATCCGTCTGGAGGGCGTGAGGGTTCTGGTTGAGCAATAGACTCGTAGGGTCGTTCAGTGCTGCCGTGTAGGCGCGTTCCAAGCCGAGGTAACGCCAGCCGACGTAGAGGGGTTCTTGATCCGCGATGGGGCCGAGTTCGATGCCGAGCTGGAAGCGGGAGCCGTTAGACACAGCCCCGAGTTGCTGGTCGGCCAGAGCCGTAGTCGCGTCGCGGTTGATCGACCTATCCCACTGGTTCAGCACCAGACCGACAGTGTTGAGAGCGATGATGTCCGTAATCGCCTTGGGCATCCAGTTGTAGGACACCTCGACGACCCACGGCATCATCGGGGCTGGCGTAATCTGGATCGGCGTGACGAGATCGATACGCCCCGTGTAAGGGTTGACGGAATCGACCGCGACAGGAACGCCGTTGACGAGAACCGTCACGTCGTTCTTGGTCGCCATCGTCATATCGCCCCAGTCCTTGACTAGGGGGCCGTTCTGCGTGAGGAAGGCCGAGCGGTAGATGTCACCCGGCACAGGCTCCGTGAGGCTCCCGAACAAGAAGTCTGGGTTCACCGCAGGCGTGACAGGGGGCAAGGGCGGGGGAACGGTGATGAAGTAGCCCGATACGTCCTCGTTGACGACTTGCTGCGGGGTCAGCACGCCGAGGCGGTCTACGACGACCTCGTACTGCTGAGAGGAGGTCGTGTAGCGCATCCTGCGGTCGAGGCGCAGTAGCGAGGGGGCCATGCGGGCCTGATAGGCAGGGCCAACAGCCGTCAGCACAGGGCCACCGTTGGTGCCTAGCAGAGCGTCGAAGCGGTAGTTGCCCTCGTTGGCCGCTTCCGTGATGTAGAGGATCTCGTTCTCGTCGATACCAACCCAGTTGAACGCGGTGTCGGGGATGTACTGGTTAGTCGCCACGTCGAACACCATCGCCTGAAGCGTGTTGGTGCCTGTAATCTGGAGGTGCCCGCTGAGGCCAGTCGGGATGGTGGTGAACAGCACGACGCTTGTATCGCTGGGCACAGGGAAGGTCAGGATGTCCGTGACCGTGTAGCGGCCCACCGTGTTCTGGTCGGTGTTGCTGGCGTCGATGGCATTGGGGCCAGAAAGCACGGTGAGAGCGGCACCGACGCTGATGCGAGCAAAGCTGCGGGTCGGGTCGGAAAACAGCGTGCGGTCAGCCAGCGTCTCGCCCAACAGCCCGGTCATCCGCGCTGCGCCCCACCAGTACTTCCGCAAGTCATCGTAGTACGCCGTGTTGTAGACAAAGGACGCGCTGTCGGAGAACAACGTGCGGAAGGTCTCGCGCAACAGATTGCGGTAGTCGTACAGCGTATGCGCTGGCTTGATGGCCTTGAGAACCAGCAGGACATTCCGCAACAGCGAGAGGGGGTCTGCGTCGGGGAAGTCCGAGATGATGTCGTGGTAGTGCGCGGGGATCGTCGTTGTGGCGACGTAAGGCTGCAAGAGCCAATCGTAAATGTCGTGGGTGTGCGCCTCGCCTTCCGTCGAGGTTGTCCACACGGTATCCACAGTTTTGCCGTTCCCTGTCTCATCGACGGATAGCGTGTGAGAGTGCGGGGCGATGGAAGGAGACCCGCTGACCGAGGTCACCGAGGTTCGGATAGCCTTGGCGAGGGTGATCTCGAACTGGAACTGGTCAGCCAGCGTGTAAGCGGTATTCGGGATCGAGCGAGCCGTGATGGCTTTCTCGATGATCTGCACATCCGCTGAGGTGAGCAGCTTGATTGCCTCGTAGAGCGCGGACTTGGTGGCCCCCTGCAAGAGGATGCCGATCATGTCCTTGATGAACTTGCGCTGGGCGAGGTCAGAGGGCAGTGTGGGCACGCCATCGGTATCCACATCGGGAAAGACGAGCGAGCCGAGGATCTGGTACAGGAACTCAGGCCGCGTGAAGTCGGCGTCAGCGTCGGTGAAAATCTCCGAGGCCGACACTTGGATGCGGGCGATCTGCTCGGCAGCCGCTTGGAACTGCATCGTGTAGAACGGACCCTTGGTCTGGCTCGTGTAGTTCGAGGGCAGCACGGCGAGGAAGAAGGCCATGATGCTCTGGACTTGCTGGTCAACCGCGATGCGGTAGGCCATGTCCTCGCCAACGGCAAGCGAAGGGTTCTCCTGCACGTTCGACGGCAAAGGCTTGACCATCGCCTCTTGGACGAGGACTGCCTGCTGCTCTACAGGAGCTTGATCCTTGCCGTACTCAGTTGCCATGCTACACCGCGAACGTGTTCTGGCCGTTGACGATGAACGTGCGGCGGTTGGTCTGGCGGTCGGTGTCGTAGGTCAAGTTGATGGTGCCGATGGCGACGTAATCGAAGTTGGTCGCCTCGATGTCCTTGGCCCCTGTGTCATTGCTAACGAAGTAGGTAACCGCGTAGTCGTGGTTCAGTGGGGTGTCCGTCGGAGCTGTCGTGACGATAATGCGATTACCTGTCAGGTCTTGACGCAAACTCAGCACTTCCGTCTGAATTTGCCCTGTCAGCTTGGTGTACTCCTGCACTTGCAGGGGCGTAGCCGTGCCCGCCTGCACCAGTGGCTGTAGCTGTATCCAGCGGGGGTATCCAACCGCTTGGGGCAGGAGGGTGGCATCGTCGGAATAGCCGGGGACGGACAAGCCATCCACGCCGACGATGAACGCCTGCCCGATAGCGTTGTTGATGGGCTGGCCTGCGAGGTTGGGAACCTGAGTCAGCAGGGTGAGGGGCACATCGTCTTGCGCTACCGCACGGTAGAGGGCGTCAGAGCCGCCACCGTTGGTCGTGTTGTACGTCAGGGGGTCAGCCACGAGGTAGACGGAAACGGTGTTCGTCGTCCACGCCGTGAGCAGGACGACATCGCCCTCGATGCTGGTGACCAGCGGCTCGCCAAGGATGTGCGTGTTGTCGGCCACGGTCATTTTGGTCAGAGGGACGATGGGGTAGGAAACGCCGTTGACCTTGTCGATGGCGCTGATCACATCGCCCTGACGGATACCCGAGCCGAGGGGGGAGTTGAGGATCAGGTTGATGATGCTCGCACGGATCAGGGGATCCACGATGTTAGACCGCTGGTCTTGCTGCAAGACCACCGTGGCGTCGATGTCCACGACGAGGGCGTTGGCCTCTTTGACCACGATGTCGGCAGTGAGGCTGCGCTTGCGGTCGATGTCGTTCTGGGCCACGCCGATAACTGCGTTGGTCGTGTAGGTGACAGTGAAGTTCTCGTTGTACTCGTAGTCCACAAGCACGGTTTCGCCGCTGGCAATGGTGGACTGCTCTGTGCGCTGGATACCGTAGGCTTCCTTCATCGGGTCAGCCGGGGCGACGATGCGGAAGTCGGGCGAGGACTCGTAGGGGCTGACCGCCTTGTATTGCACCGTTCGAGCGAGGTTCCAAACGGCAATCGTCAGCGCGTTCTGGCCGAGCAAGTTTAGCCGCTCGATGTAGTTGCCGATCAGAACGTGGCTCTCGTCCGTCTGGGTCAGCACGCCGCCGAGGGCACCATTCGGCTCAGGGCTGCTGAACTGGATGTAATCGTTCGCGTAGCTCGATTGGCCGAGTTGGAACGGCGACTCCAGCTTGTATAGCTGGTACTGCGAGAAACTAACCGTGCCAGTGGCATCCGGGTTGCCGTTGACCGAGGAGACAAAGAGGACGGGCTGGCGGCTGAAGGAGTACTCGAAGCTCGTTCGCATCCGAAAGTCGCCAGTCAGCACGTCGGCCACGGACACAGCCGTCGGATCGTTGTAGGTCGCGTCCAGCTTGATAGTGTCGAAGCCGGGGTAGGACACGTTGGTCAGGATGAAGTCGTACCCCTGCGAGACGTTGTGCAACCCAAGCGGAGGGGTGTTCGAGGGGTAGTTGAGCATCTGCGTCAGGGGGGTATTTGCCGAGAGCAGGGAGTTGCCGTTGGCGTCCTTGAGGATGGCGCGGAAGGTCAGGTCAGCCACATTGCCGACGACCTCGAAGGTGACGCCGTACATGTTCTCGTAGCTGAAGGCGAAGGTGTCTGTGTTGCTGCTGGTTTGCGTGCCGCGCACCCACACGTCCACCTTGCCGCCCATGTGCTTGCCAGTGGTGGGGTCTACGTCGCGCAGCATGTAGGGGCTTCCTGCGCTGATAATCTTAGCCTCCAGCACGCCCGCGATGTTCGTCGCCGTCTGGATGATGCCTTGATAGGTGCTGGTGTCCACCGAGGCTAGCGTGCGGATGCAACGAGTAGCGAGGTTGTAGTTGGTCTCAGCCGCCGTGCCGCCAAAGGTCGGGGCCTCGTTGGACACGCTGACGTTGGACACGCCAACAGAGGTAATGGCTCGTGAGGGCACGTTGCCGCTAGGACCGTTGACGGAGGATTGGATGTACGCCTTGGCGGCATACCGACCTGTGGCGGGGTTGTAGAAGGGGGCGAGGTTGTTGGGGTCGAACGTGACGCTCGAAGTGGTGGTGAACTCAACGCCACCACCGCTGACCGTCGTACCGATGGGCAGGAGGATGGTATTGAGCGGGATCGACGACAGAGAGAACGTGACCTCGCCTTCTGCCGCCTTGCCTGCGAGACGCGGCTGGCCGAAGTTGCTCGCCAGCTTGTCAAAGGCCATGTCGATAATGCCCTGCACCTGATTGAGGTCGGTGAGGCGAAAGGCTTGCGCGAGCGCCAGCTTGTAGGTGGACTGGCGAACGGGGATGCTTGTGCCAGTGAGTTCTGGGTCGTCAATGGCCAGCAGAGTCGTAAAGCTCTGCGCCCGATGGACAAAGTCCATGATGTAGCGCAGACGCTCAGACTCGCTGGCCATCGGGTCGATGAACGTGTCGCGGATGACGCTGCCGGGCACGACGGAGATGTCGGGGTTGGTGCGGTAAATCGACTCGACGAGGTCTTGCGTGACCTCCTGACGAGTTGCGATGGGGAAGGTGCCGATAGCGGGAGTGACTTGCAGCGGGATGCCCGACACCTCTGCACTCAGAGCCGTTTCAACCTCGGTGCTGGTAAGGGGGTCGTAGTAGACCGCCGTGGCCGCGTAGTAGAGAGGTTCCGTCGGGATGACCGCTGACAAAATGCCGTTGGGCAGGGTCGGATGCACCGAGAAGGTGTCGCCGTAGCGGTCGTGCGTAAACGTGTAGAGGAACGTCCGCGACAAGGCTTCCAGCGTGATGGTGCTGCGAAGTTTGAGTGGGCTGTCGGGGTCATTGTAAGGCGGCAACAGGATCAGTTCGTCGAACTCGGGGACAATCGTCACCGAGGGGGTTTGCGTACCGACTTGGCTACCTTGGTAACGGAACGAGATGTCTTGTGTGACCTCGTTGGGGTCTTGGTACATGGGGCTGTCTACGATCAGCGTGCCCACGAGAGTGCTTTGCATCAGGTACTCTGCGTCCTCTGCCTGCACCAGCGTGGGGTTGATCTGGTAATAGCCAATCGTGCCGCCGCCGATCTGCGAGGTGGCGTAGAAGTTGTGCCCGACGAGGTTGGTCTGCAAGACGGTCGAACGGATGATGACCTTGATCAGACCATCGAGCCGCTCGACGGAGATGCCCGAGGGCGGCGTGTAGGTGCCTAGCTGGCCCTCTGCCTGCACCACCGTGATGTTGGCCGTCGCGTAGTCGGTCGTCGCCCCGCTGGTCAGCACGGAGCGCACCTTGATGACGTTCGATCCCGGCAGCAGCCGCAAGCCCTGCGGGTACGCCGTAGGGTTGGGCACGGTGAAGCTGGTTCCCTCGAAGGTCACGAGGTTCGGGTCGGCAGTGAACGCCCCGCCGTAGACGGAAACCTCGACGTAAGCCGTCTGCGGGTCGAGGGTGCCCGTGAGGAACCGCTGCGTGCGAGTCGTGGTGAAGATCCACTCCTGCCGCAGGGTGTTGTCGGGGCCGTAGAACTTGGGGTTTAGGGCCATGCGCTACCGCCGAAGGCTTGGTTTCCGAGGGTCAAGTTACCGCTGCGCGAGAACACGCCGCTGGTCGCATACACGATGTTGAGGCTGATAGGCGCGGTAGAGGCGTTCTGCACCGTAACCGCGACGTAGTAGACCGTCGGATCATACTGATCTGGGGTGACCTCGACACTCTGCACAGCGTAAAGACGCTCACGCGCCGTGACAGGCTGGTAGCGAGCTTGCGAAGTCTGGGTGTCTTGCAGCGTCCGCAACGCTCGGCGCACATCCTGATTGATTGCCGCTGCTGTAGCCGTCACAGCCTTGGAGCCGATGCGCGAAAGCACGGTCGAGCCGTATGCCGGGTGGAAGGGGTTGCTGCCGCGAGTGGTCAGCACAATCTTGAGCGCAGCCTGATACAGCAAGTCCTCGTTCTTCACCATGTAGACACTGCCAGCAGGGCGCGAGGGCTGCGTGTTGGTCGCGAGAGACGCCGTGGTCGTGAAGCGGTAGTCGTTCTCGACACCCGAACCTCGGCACCTGATGCAGCGGTTCTGCGAGGTCACATACGAGACCGACAGCATGGGATTGCCGCTGACAGGTTGCACGAAGCGCGGGTAGCGTGTAGGCGTCAGACCCAGCAACTCCTTGTACTGCTTGACGTAATCTTGCAGCTTCTTGAGTTGCTTCTCCAGCGCGAGCCTCTTAGAGGCTGACAAAGAAGGCTCGGCCAGTTCGGACTGGATGAGCAGGATGCTGTTCTCAGCCGTCGCCGGGTCGATGGTGTAGTTGCCGTTGGGGAAGGTCACAGGCGGCGAGTATAGCTGCCATGGGGGATAGACCATGCGGCCCTGTGCGCCAGACTGCTGATTGAGGTTCAGCTTGGGCAGCGAGCCGCCAAAGACTTGCACGATGCTACGAGGGCCGATGCTCGACAGGTCGGTAATCGTCAGCCGCCCCCTCTCGCTGCTGGCGAGGGTTTTCTTGCTCGGGGAGGCGCGGTTGATAGCCAGCGCGACCTCGTCGGCGGTGAGAAAGGTTGCGGCAGGCAGAGTCAGCGAAAAGTTCTCCGTCGAGGTGACGATCGACAGGTCGTTCTCGTTCTCGATCAGGGTGTAGGGGCCAGCTTGGAAGCTCACGAGCTTGGCATAGGCGTACAGGCCATCACGAGGGATCTCGACCTCGTTGTTGGCGATGAGGGCAACAATGCCATCGTTGGCGACGGGGTTGAGCGTCACCAACTCGCGGCGGTCGCCTGACAGCGCAATCCGTTCTTCTAGGACTAGGTGCGGGCAGTTCCACCCAAGCTGGACATCTCTCGACAAGAGGCACCTCCCGCAAGGAGAAGCACCATAGGGTCGCAACCGTTTGCCACAGCATCCTCGATCATGGCCAGTACGGGCGTGCTAGTACTTGGTGACGTAGGGCAGATCGGGCACATCGAGCAGATAGCCGTCAGTCCACATGTCCTTTTCGTTGCCGTCCACGCCAGCGCGGTCTGCGTTGAACAGGATTTTGCAGCGCAGGCCAAGGGTGCCGTTGGTGTTGGGGATGCGGGTAGGCGTTTTGCCCGTGCGGCGCAGGCCAATGTAGAACCAGCCGCCTTTCTCTGAGCCTACTGCCATGCTGTCAGCGGGAACGCCGTCCCAGCTAGTGGCTTCAGCGGAGGGGGTGTAGAGGAAGCTGATCATCAAGTGGCCCTTGTAGGGGTTCTTCCAGACGATCCGCTCGTAGGTGGGGGTGAACATGGGGTCACTGATGCAGAGGTTCTCAGCGGGGTTGTGGCTCATGGCTAATCTCCTAGTGGGTTTCCCAGCCGCTGGTGCCCTTGAAGGGCAGCACGTCATCGTACTTGCCCGCAGCCATCACGTTGCGAACCTTGGCGCGGTAGCGGACGTGGGTCGCGTGGCGGTGTTCCTTGTCCTCCTTGGAGTAGGGGCGGTAGGGAGCCTTCTTGAGGGTGCGAGCCATGTTAGACCTCCTTAGTCGAAGTGCAGGGTGGGTTCGCGGCCCATGACCAGCACGCGGTAGCACTCATCGTTGAGCTTGCACAGTTCGCGGTGAGCCTCGATGTCGCAGTGGCGACGGACGAAGGCGTAGTGCATCACTACCTCCCGCATCGCCGTCCAGTCGGTGCCGTGGTTGCAGGCCAGCACCCACATTTCGGCGCTGTCGAGGGTGCGGGTGCGAAGCGCGACGTTCAGGAACTCGCGCATCAGGCGGGGCATGTCGAAGCGGTCAGCCATAGCGTCCTCCGTGTTGGGGGCTGTCCATCGCCCCTCACATCTGGTGTACGCGGGAGGGGGGAAGGGCTAACAGATTTCAATTGGGGTTAGTTGGCGCGGGCAGCGCGGTAGGCGTCGATGGCGTCCTCGAACACGCAGTCGAGGTCGAGTTGGATGCTGTGGCCGTGGTAGGACACAGGCGGCAGGGAGTCGAGCCAGTCCTGCACGGCTTTGGGCGGGGTGAAGCCACGGTGGTTGGCGTAGTCGCCCATCCACTGATAGGCGTTGGGGCCACCGTTGCCGTCGTTCCAGACGCGAGCGGCGAGTTTGCCGTCGATAAACATGTCAGCGCGGAAGCCGCTGTATTCCAGACCGCGAGGGCCGTTGCTGTAGTTGTGGGCGGTGACCTTCATGGTGTCTGTCTCCTTGCGTAGGTGGTGGGGGCTGTCTCTCGCCCCCTCTCATGTGGTGTACGCGGCAGAGGAGCCGGGCTAACAGGTTTCAATTGGGGGTCGCATCCGTCACCCCCAGCACCTGATCGAGACGGACAAGGTAGACGGTAGGCGGCTTGTCGCTGATGACTTCGCCCTCGAACAGGTGGACAGGCGAGCAGATGGCCCAGTCGATGTTGTCCACGTTGGGGGCACCTTGATGGATCAACGCTTGGCAGATGATCCCGAAGGCGGTTTGGACGGAGGGCCAGCACATGCCTACTTCGAGGATGGCAAGCAGTTCGTCGGACTGCTGAGGTATGGGCAAGGGGTTGTCGTCCTCGACCTTGAACACAAAGGCGTCGGGTTGCATGACGATGAGTTGTCCGTTGCGGTATTGCATGGTTTTCCTCCTAGAGCGAGACGTTGTAGGTAATCCTTAGAGGGCAACGAGCTTGTCGGCGGGCAGGCAGAACTGACCGCGACCGACCTCGCTGTGGTTGTCGGGGTTGACGGCCTTGACTACGACCATCGGTTCGCCGCCGACCACCTTGTGGCCAATGACGATGAACACGCCCATGACTTTGCCCTTGACGATCTGACCTTTGGTAAACATGGCGGCACTCCTTGCGCTTTGGGGGTGGTTTTAGTCCTCGATACCGAGTCCGAGGTAGAACATCTCGGCCTCGCCGTCGTCCATGCCCATCGCGGCAGCGATCTGCTTGTGGAGGGGGGCGTCGGCCCAAGTGGGGTTGAGGGGTTCAGCGGGGGTGCGGATGCCGAGGAGGATAGTCCAGAACACGTTCTCGACGGAGGCTTCCTCGCCGTTGGCGGCGATCTTCGCGAGAGCGGCTTCGACCTCGACCTCCGTGACCGCCATGTAGGCGTAGGCGGGGTCGTTGGCGAGGGTCTTGATGTAGGCGACAGTTTCCATTCGGCCTCCTTTGCGGGAGGCTCCCGGCCTCCTCGCCCTGTGTACGCGGGAGGCTGGCTGGGCTAACGACTTTCCGCTAAGGCATCAGGTCGAGCAGGTTTTCCGTCGGGTCGTCGAGATACCGCCACTTGTTGACGTTGACCCCCGAGGGGTCGGGCAGCATCCGCGAGGTGTTGTTGCCCGACGGGGTGTACTCTGACGAGAACAGGAACATCTCGCGGTCGAGGGCGACCAGCGACTCCGAGACACGCCGATCCTTGACGTTGGTTTCTTCGTTCCACTTGAGGCCAGAGAAGATGCCGCCCCATGCCTGCGAGAGCATAACTTCGAGTTCGTTCTTGAGTTGCTCGCGCAAGTCGCACTGCTTGATGATCCGAGCCTCAAGGTCGTGCAGCTTGTAGCGGATCTCTGCGTTGGCCCATTTGCGGATGTCGTGGAAGGCCATCGAGTTCAGCGTTGCCGTCTGGTCGGGGTCGAGTCGGCCACTGAGGCGACGAGGTGGGTACTTGATGATGTTGAGATAGCCGCCGGGGTAGTCGCCCCATGTCTCTGCTGGCCCCTTCTCCTGCTGCTTCTGGGTTTCGACGGAGAGGGTGCCTGTTGCAGGGCCGTCATTGGTCGCGTGCTGCTCTGTCGTCAGCGGGTAGGCTACGCCTCCGTAGGGGTACTTCTCGTTCTCTCTTGTCGCACCGTTGACCTCCTCGCCGTCCTCGGTGAGGTCTGGGATGAGAAACATGCTGATGTCTAGCGGGTTACCCCCTTGCACGATGTAGGCGCGAAGGAGTTTCTCTAGCGTCGATTCGGGTGTGACGGAAAAGCCAATGCGCTTCTCGGTCGCTCTGACGCTGCCGTCCGCGCTCGTCAACTTGTCGTAGACGACTTCGACCTCTCCGATGCGGGAAATCTCGGCGTTGATGTGCGAGATACGGTCAGGAACGCTGCGCCGCTCTCGAAGCAAAAAGGAGCGAACGCCAAGGTAATACCCTGTGCGGTACTTGGACATGAAGCTAAAGGAACTCATGTCTAGCCTCCTGCGTTCGCCTTCTGCGCCGCGATGATGAGGTCGAGGATGAACTTGGTTCCTGCCAGCAGGGGCACGACAACCGCCGCTCCTGCCCCATAGGTGACGGCACCGTCAATGGGCTTGTTCTTGGCCGAGAGGAAGGCCGACAGGGTGCCTTGGGTGCCGGGGGCGATGGTGATTAGGAGGCCGAGTTGCGGGATGACGATGAGGTTGATCTGCTGGATGTAGTAGTTGATCAGGTTGATAAAGCGTTGCAGTTCGCGGATGCGGGCTTGCAAGAAGTCGATGTAATCGGTGATCACGCGCACCGCGCTGGCGAAGGCGTTGTTGACCGCTTTGACGTACTGGTTGAACGCTTGGAGCGCACGTTCGAGGGCACCCGCTGCAAACGTGTTGCCGAAGCGTAGGGCGTACCACTGGCCCTTGATCGGCCCTTGCTGTACCTGAGCCGCAACGTAGCCCAGCACAAGTTGAGCTTGATCCAAGACTTGCCGACCCAGCGTGGTATCGAACAGAGAGCGGATCGGGGTGTATTGCACGGCCAAGCCCGACCCGAAGGTGTTGAGGCTGTAGACAATGGGAAACCCTTCACTCTGGAAGTGGATTTTCTGCGGGGGCTTCTCGTCTAGCTGGAGGTATTCGACAGTGGTCGAAGTTCCCACGCCAAACTCTTTCTGGGTTCCCTTGCGGTAGCCAAAGACGGCCATGTACGCCTCTGGAGAGGAATAGCCTCCAATCCCGAGCGTCCCTGCGGAATTGATGTCGGCATTTGCCCTCTCGTAATTCTGCCTTTCAAGGAGCGTGTAGCGCGGGGTCTCCTGCCACAGGTAAGGAAAATCGTTTGACTTCAGCGTGGAGGGGGAGAGGGCAAGACCACTGGCCTTGGTCACCTGATGGGTTGAGGAGGCGATGCCCTTTGCGCCGGGGCCTTCGTAAGTGAAGTCCGTGCCGTCCTTGTACTTGCCCAGCAGAACACTCTGGATGGTCGCATCGAAGTCTGTTTTGCCCCCGCTGATCTCGGTGAAGGTCAACTCGCGGAGTTCCTTAGTTTTCTCTGATACCAGCTTCTCGACGGCAGGCAGGCTCCCTGTCTGCTTGTATAGCTGGTCGGCCAGATTGCTGATCACGCCGTACAGGGCTTGCCCCCACGCCTCGGGCGTTTGCGTCGTGCCGTTGTAGTAGGGAACCTTGTTGGGCACCATCTGAGAGAACAAGGTGTTGGCGAACGACTCTAGGTTCGTTCCGAGGCCGTCTGTGAAGGGCAAGACGGATTGTGCGTAGGGGCCAGCGGGCAGCTTGTGCGCGAGGATGTCAGGCAGCGTCTTGGTGCTGCGATAGAGTTCGACCGTGGGGTCAAACACCCATCCGTTAGAATCCAGCACGCTGAGGTCAGCCCTCAGCAGCACGATGAGAGCCAGTGCCGAGCGAAGCGACGAGAGCAACTCGTTTGTCTGCTTGGAAGGGAATACCAGCGGGGCAGGCAGGCTGGGCTTGCCTCGCTGCACAGACGGCTTGGCTTGGTTGATCAGCGTGACGATAACGTCCCCTTGAGGCGCGGGGGGATTCGTCAGGTCGTACTGGAGTGCCGACTGCGGGTTGCCGATGGGGTACTGGTCAGCCTCGTCGGAGATGGCCGAGATGCGGACGTAGTAGTTCGAGGGCTGGCCGAGGTCGATTACATCGAACTTGTCGCCGTTGCGGACGAACGATGCCTCGTGCGGCATGTCCTTGGCGTTCAGGGCATAGCGGTAAACGCCGATGGTGGGGTCAAGCACCAACTCGGCCTGCGACAGCTTGAAGCTACGCTGGAGGTAATAGGTGCCGTCCTCGGTATTGAGCAGCTTGTCGGGGGGGATGAGTTCGTTCGACGCCTTGTCACTGACGCGAGCGAGGAAGTAGTAGTTGGCTCCGGGCTTGAGGTTCCCAGCGGTGTCGTAAGCCGTCGAGATGGAATTCTCGGACTTGCAGTCGATCACATCGAAGCCGCCGTACACGATCACCGGGTCATCGTCACTGTCCGTGGCGATAACGATCTCACGCGGCTCGGCGCTGTTGCCACTCTTGTCCGACACACTGCCGCCCTTGGTCGAGGAGGGGCGGTCAACGAAAAGTGCGAGACCGCCGAGAACGGTCGAGACCTCGATAATGAAACCCTGCGGGGGTGGCAGGGGGACAGTCAGCACAGGGCTTCCCGCTCGTGGGCGGTCGATTGTCCATTCGAGGTTCGCAATCGTCACTGGGTTAGAGGCATTGCGAAACGCCACCGTGAAAGAGGCAACGAGGTTGTAAGGGTCGAAGCCGTAGCGCACCTTGGGCGGTGAGCAGGAGGGCAGGGCGTTGACGGGCAGGCTGAAGGAGAACAGGGCCAAAAGCTGTTGGATGCCCTTGAGCATCTGGTAGACCCCAGTGATGTCCACCGAGGCGTAGGCGAACACGCCCAGAACGTAGGTCTGGTTCGACACGTTGGGCCGAGTCGGGTCAGACGTATCCGTCAGGCGGGCAACCATGCGCTGCTCGTAGGCGTAGTAGCCACCACGCAGCGGCGCAAAGGGCCAGCCGATGTCCTTGAACAGGTCTGCGTCAGAGGTGATGTACACGCCGATCTGCGCGATGTCGTTGATCAGTACCTTGATCTGGTCGATCAGCACCTTGGCTAGGGTCTGTACCGGGTTCGCATAGGCGGCGACGAACACCTTAGCTACTTGCAGGATCTGATTGACAATCTCCAGCAATTGCACGAGGAACTGCGCTATCGAGTCGAAGCCCTTCTTGACTTTGTCTAGGCCGGGTATCTCGTTCGGAAACAGCTTTCCAACGATCCACGAGGACGAGATTTGCTGGGTCAAGTCGCTGAGGTCTTGGGCGCTGATCTCGCCAATGTTGGGCACATTCGAGAGGTTGGGAACCCCAGAGAGGGTGCCTGCCCCGCCTGAGTAGTTCTTGACGCCCGCAGAAGTGGTCATTACTGGCCCCCACCGTGCTGCTTCATCGCCAGTTGACGACGCAGTGCGTCAATCTGGCGCATGTCGTCGTCGAGTTGCGCTTGCAGAAGCCCCTTGAGTTGGTCGAGCAGCGCGACTTGGTTCTGCAAAGCCTCGGCGTGGACAGGGCTTTCCTGCGTCTCGAACCAGCCGTTGACAGGAACGCCTGCCTCGCGCAGCCGCTTTTCGACTTGCTCTGCTTCTTCCTTGGTCATGGCACACCTCCAGTGAGGCTACGGTTCTGGCGCATGGCCTCGATTTGCTGCGCCCTTGCAGTGGCATACTGGCTGTCGAAGCGGTCGAGGTTCGCTAGCGTACCTGTCAGCCTATTGGCCCGATAGGAGATCCACGAGAACCGCTGCTCACGCAGGCGGTCACGAGCATCCAGCACAATCTCGATACGGTCGGGCAGCACTGGACGCACGTCCGAACCTGTCGCGTCATTGTACGCGGTGTAGGGGTAGACACCGGGCGGGGTAGGGATGGGCAGGAGCCTGACACCATACCCGCTGGTATCCTTGGTCAGCATGTCCAGCCGTGTGTCGAGGATCCAGAAGCGGCGGTCGAGAACCGACAGGCAGTCGGAGTCATTGGTGAAGGGCGTTGTGCCGATGCGGCCCATGAGGCCCTCGATGACGAGGTTGCGGAACACTCCGAGACCAGTATCGGGCAGGGTCGGGAAGCCGAGGTCGCGCCCATACTCTTTGTCTTGGAACGTCCAGTAGTCGCCGCCGTAGTTGCCTTGCAAGGCGAGCTTGAACTGCTCGATGAGAGAGAGCATCCGCTCGCGCATGGTCAGGATCAGATCGACGGCCTCAGTCGAAAGCAGGGTCGTCGGCCTGATGATGCGGTAGCTGAAGGGCCGCACGCTGTAGTCGTTGACCGTGTAGCTGTCAGGCTGGCCGACCACGGGGACGTTGTTGTTGTCCACGCCGGGGAGCGAAGTCGGACGCAGCACTGTCTGCCCTTCCGCGCCTGCGGGGGCCACAGTCACGCTGTCATGCACGGTCGGGTAGACCGCGTAGCCACGAGCCGCCTTGCCCACAACGGACTTGGGGAACGTCGCGGGGCTAGCAGGAGAGGCGCTGCCGAGCTTGGTGGAGCCATCCACGGTCAGCACGTTGTTGGCCGCGTCGATTTTGGTGACGCGGTAGAAGCCACGGTTGTCGTCAAGTGTCGAGGGCTTGCCTGCCGTGTATGCGGGTGCCCCACGCTCGATGATAGAGATGTCGCCAAAGGGGCGAGAGCCGCTCTGGGGGTTGCCGCTGCCATCCTGCCCGACGACACCTTGCGGGTCGATTAGCACGATGTCGCCAATCTGCACGCCGTAGCTGGCAAAGTTCTTGCCAACGGGCATGAGGTCGTCCCGCAGCTTGTTGACCGCCGAGGTGTAATCGGGGATGCGGTTGGGGCCGTAGGGCACGGTGACATAGCCACCCTTCTGAGTCACACGGTCAGCCACGCGGTCAAGCAGTGTCCTCTCGGTGACCAGTTCGAGCAGTTGGTCGCACGACTGCTGGTGAGGCACCACGGCGTTGCGAAGCCAGACCTCGAAGTAGAGGTTCGGCACGGAGGCGGCAGGGACTGCCGTGATGCCGGGAGCCTCCAGCACCAGATTGCCCGAGTTCGTGATGCGCTGAATGATTGCCGTTTGCAGCACTCGCTCGCTGGGGGGCGCGAGGGGGTCGATGAGACGGAACAGATCACCGGGTTTGATGTTTACGTCAGGAGAGGTGAAGCCGCCGAGTTGGGTGCCTGTGTAGCTCTTGCCGTTCTCATAGTCGGGGTCATCAGGTGGGAAGGAGAAGCTCACCGCGCCGACGTAGCCGAGTTGCCGACTGTCCGTCGAGTACGTCTTGACGATGCCCCGCCGAGTCTCGTAGGCGTAGCGCAGGGGCATGAAGTTCGCGTTGATCTCATCGTTGGTGTCGTGGAAGCGACGGATGCGCCGCACCTCGAAAGCCAGTTGCTGCTCAAAGCCAGTCACGCCCTCTACAGTGTGTCGCACGCCGACCGTCGCCAGCGGTACAGGCACACTGGCAGCGTCCACCAGCCGTGACTGATTGGTGCCCCAGAGGTCGCCGCCGAGGGACACAGCACCGAGGGTCACGGTGATATTGAACGCCGTAAGGCCAAGGACGCTCTGCACCGTAAAGGTGTTGTTGGCCGCAGCCAGAGACGAACCGCCGATGGCGACGACCTCACCCACCCGAAGGCGTGCAGCGGTGCCCAAGTTCACGGTTGCCGTGGTCGGGCCGATGGGGGTGACGTTGATCACGTCAGACAACCAAGGGCCTCCGACGACGGGGAGGTTGCTGACAGGGAAGCTAGGCTCTAGGAACACACCCGCTTGCACGCGCAGGAGTTGAGTGCCTGTGCCGTCGTCGGTGATCAGCAAGTCGCTTGGGAATAGACAGGTAGCACCCGCGAGGACGTGTGGCTTGGTCGGCAGCGGGGCAGCGGGGCCGTCGAGTTGGCCGAGGTGGTTATTGGCAATGCCCATGAGGTCGAGCAGGCCAAAGACCTTGTCGTAGACGGCCTGAGAGCGGCTCCTCACGAAGCGGTCTGAGTCCGCAGGCAAGCAGAAGCCGACGCCGACGTTGCCGACGACAGGCGGGGTGTAGCCTGTCGAATAGGGCGTAACAGCGGTAAAGGCGGCGTAGTCTGCAACGTGGTTTGTGTCCGTGTTCTCGAAGCGCAACGCCTGAAGGCCGTAGGTGCCATAAGCCACGATGTTGTCCGCAGGCAAACCCGACAAGCCCTCAAGCTCGATGGGGGCGTAGACCATGCCGCCGACTTTCTGCCCCACTTGGAGGGCAGCAAAGAAAGCCGCGATGTTCTGGGCGGGCAAGCCTGCAAACAGCACGCCGTTCTCATCACGAGCCGTGCCGGGTACGAGTTGCAAGACGTTGTTGTTGGGGTCTGCCGAGATGCCTGTGATGTACTCGACGCTGACGACTTCCGTAGACACGCCGTCGAGTTTGGTGACGGCATAGACCCGAGGGTTCTGGCCGTATGCGGCAAAGTAGGTCACGGGGTTGGGGAACGCGCCGTAGTCCTCGACACCCGCCCACAGGTGCGGTGGTGAGGGTCGTGCGCTGTCGAGGATGCGCCCACCGTAGAGGAAAGAGCCAGCGATGAAGTTGAAGTTGATCGTCAGTTCGGTTTCCGAGGGAACCGCCGTGACGGTGTGCGTGCCGTCGAGCGAGGGAACCGTGTCCGAGCCAGCGATGGTAAGGGTGTTGCCCACCTTGTAGCCATGCGGCTCTGCGGTCGTGAGCGTCGTCGTAGCCGTCTGCGTGGCTGCTGTGATCAGCACGCCGCCAAAGCGATTGAGGGTGTTGAGCTTGAGCGTGTAGATGGTGTCGTCCCAAGCAACCACCGTGGGCGTCTGGAAGGGTGCCCACCCGCCATAGCCGACAGCGGCAGTCAGGTTGTAGGAGCGGAACTCCCCGCCGACAACGGTGGGGTTGATGGCATGGCGAGCCAGATAGGTACCCGCCTTGACGGTGGCCTTGTAGAGGGGGTCTGTCGTCGAGTGGGTCACACGCACCACGTCGCCCTTGACCACCTGAGAGAGCGAGACAGAGGGGGCACGCAGGATTGGGCGAGCGTCGAGCAGAGCCGTGCCGTTGCAGATGACGCCCACCTCGTCCTCGGGCGACGAGGGAATGACGCTGGTCAACATCCCTGTCGTCGAGGGGATCTGCTGATTGCCTGCAAAGTGCCGAACGGTAATCGCTGGGGCAGCGGCATAGCCATTGCCCTTGAGCTTGACCGTAGCTATCGTGATGACGCCGCCGACAACGGTCGCAACAGCAGTCGCCGTGCGGTTGGCACCGCCGGGGGCTGCGATGACGAGTTCGACGAAGCCGCCGTTGTAGCCAGAACCGCCGTTGGTGACAGTGATCGTGTCCACCTGTCCAGCGACGAGGTTGGCCGTCAGCACGGCCCCAGAGCCGACAGGAAGCACGCCTTCCCACGACATGACCTTGACCGTGCCCACCTCGTCTCCCGCACCGCTAGCCGTAGCTGGGGTGAAGGTGCCGATGGTGCCGACGCCGGGGATGCCGTTGCGGGGCAGGAAGGTAAAGGGGCAACCGTCGATGCCTGTTTTGCCGTTGAGGTACAGGTAGGGAACAATCTGCGGGTTGTTGGCAGAGTCTCGTGCGGTCGCGGCAATGAGGGTCAGCTTGGCCTGCAAGTCCCACCCGCCGAGGCTGTGACGTTCTCCTCGCGTCTTGGCGTGGGTCAGGTCGTAGACCTCGCGGAAGGTCAAGCGGTCGGCGGCAAGCGAGGCACTCGTAGAAGCAGCCAAAATCGAATTCGTCAGCACGGAGATCGAGAAGTTGAACTGCTTGTCGGTCGTGTAGACGCCGCCCGCGTTGTTGATGAGGCCAAAGCGGGTCGTGGCGGGGTTGGACAAGTCGAAGATGGTGCCGACTGGGGGGCCGGGGATGACAGGCGGCGTGAAGCGGATCAACAAGTGGTTGTTGTTCCAGCCAAAGTAGGTAACGCCGTTGACGAAACCGCCAGCGACAATCCGCTGGATGCCGTTCGCGCTGATTAGTAGCTGCTCGACGTAATCGCCTGCGTCGTAGTTGATGCCGCCCTGCGCCGTGTTCTGAGTCGTGTAGATGGTGATCACGACCGCGTTGGTTGGCGAAGCCGCGAGGATGCTATTGAAGCCTCCTGCGCTGGGCAAACCTACGCCAGCGTTCTGCCCATCGTCGAGATAGCCAGAGCCGAGGAGGCTGAAGTCAAGCAGGGTTGCCCATTGGCCTGCGATGCCATTGGGGGGCAGTCCCGACTGATCCTCGATGAGCGTCAGCGTTCCTGTCAGCGTGTCGTTCGACCAGACGTTCTCGAAGGCGTAGCTCATGGGTGCGCCTTTGACCGTCTCCGAGTAGAACCGAGGCACCTCGACCAGTGTCTCGCCGCCGCTGACGGACGAAACCGCCAGCGATTGGAAGCCCTCAGCACTGGCAGGCAACAGCGGGGTTCCTGTCACCGTCTGCACCAGCACGAGGTCAAACGGAGTGGCACTGCCCTTGCCGACACCCACGGGGGTAAGGCTAGTCGTGGTGAACAGCGTCGAAGGGGGCAGACCGCCAGCGAAGGCAGGCTGCACGCTGCCATTGAACAGGATCTCGTCAGGGTAGACGTAGTACTGGTTGGGCAGGGGGCTGCGAGCTGTTAGCACCTCAGCCATGGCATTGGTGATTTGCCCGAACCGCTCAAGTTCCGTATTGCGAGAGCGCAGGAAGGGGAAGCCGTAGTCACCGCTATCGAGCTTGTCCAAGCCGAGCAGAGCCGGGACTCGTGCAGGGGTCGTGTTGGGGTTGGAAAAGCCAACCTCTGCCTGCCAGAACTGAAGGGGGCCGGGCGAGTTGAGCGTCTGGTTGTCGGTGAGGCGAAACACCGTGTAGTCCTCGATTACGCCTGTTGCGAACCGAGTATCGATCTCGTCCGTGTCGCGGAAGCGGAGGCTCTGATAGAGCGTGTTGCTGCTCGTGTCAGGACGGACGCGAACGTAGAGCGAGTCGCCCTGCACGGGAACCCAGAGAGAGGATGCCGTGAGGTTGATCAACTGCCCCGCGTTGATGACCGGGTTGTCGTTGTAGTCCTTGAAGGTCACCACGCAGCCGTACAGGACATCCGAGACGAACAAGCCTCCGGGTTCGCCGTCGTTGAGGGCGGGTGCCGTCAGGGCCAAAGTGCTGCCGTTGGGTGTGCCGCCCATGAGTTGCATAAGCGGCCAGAAGGCCCCGAGGGATTGGCTTTTCCAGTAGGGCAGAAGGATCGACGGGTCGCCTGTCGTCAGGTCGATCAGGCCACTAGCTCCAGCGGAATAGGCGAACTGCTGCACATCGGGGAAGCCAGTTAGCGGGTTGATCGGCACTTGTCCGAGCGGCAGCACGGTCGCGATGAGGCAAGGCACAACGACCGCAGCCTGTCCGACGAACAAAGAGTTGGCAGGGATACCTGTAGGAAAGAAGCCCCAGACCCATGCGCGAGGCGTGCGGAGTTCGACAGAGATGCTCGTGAGATTGCCAATCGGCCCCAGCACAGGATTGGCCACCTGTGCTGCTTGCTTGAGGAAGGTCGAACGCAGACCCTCCTCCCAACTGTAGTCCGCAAACGAGTAGAAGCCCTTGTACCCATTAGCCAAGTTGGCGTCGATACCGGGGTTGGTGAGCATGAGACCCCGAGTGGCCTCGGGGAACAAGCGGCTGAACTGGCTAGGAGCGGCCATGCGGCGGTAGACGCCGAAGGTGTAGGAGTGAAAGAGCAACTCGTAGTGGCTCTCGCCCTGTTGCGAGAGCAGGAGGTCGTCGATGTCATTGCGGATGCGGCTGGGTTGCTCGCTCAACAGCCGTCCGAGGCGGTCGGCGTCCATCATGTCGCCGTCGAGAACGCCGTTCGACAGCGTGACGGTTTCGGCAGGATCGACGATGCGGTCGCTGGTCAGGATCGGGATGTCGTAGGTCGAGTTGGCGTTCCACACGTCGCTAAACACATTGCGGGTGACGAGCAGGCTCGTGATGGGGTCAGTCAAGCCCGGCGTCGGTAGGAAAGCCGAGGTCGCGTTGTAGAAGCGGAACTTGCCGTTGCGGTCGCCAATAATCCTGCCGTCGATGGCTTCCAGCACTTGCTCGAAGGCAACCACGCAGTCGTTGTAGAAGGCGAGGTAGGTACGAGCGGCACGGTCTTGGTTCGCCAGCGTCGTGCGCTGTGACAGTAGGCTCTGCTGCCCTTGGTCGGACAAGCTGAGGGAACTGCTGCTGAACACAGGCCCTCCCGACTGACCCGAGAGCTGTTTGGTCAGCGAGGAGATGGTCTTGGCGAACTCGCCTTGGTAAGCCAGCAAGGGCAAGTCGCGGCAGTAGAACGAGTCTGGGAAGCGGAAGGAATAGCGGCCTTGGACGGTCGAGCCGAGGTAGCCGTTGTCCTCAGAAGGGATTGTCCTAAAGCGGTACTCCGCGAGATAGCGCGGAAGCTGAGGGATGCCGCTGTCAAAGGTGATGCCCAGAACCTCTTGGGCCGTGTAGCGAGCGAGCAAGCGGTCGCCGCTTTGCAATCCCGAGGCCATGCCGCTTGAGTAAGCGGCGGGGGTGATAATCTGGATCGCCCCCACGGCAGGATCGACCTTCCATTCGAGGTCGCGGATCAGCAACTGACCGGGCTTTCCCGAGGGGAAGTAGACGACCTCGATGTCCTCCGAGGACACCAGAGGGCCGAGAGGCAGAAACTGCTTGGCACCTTGCGGGTACACAGGGCGTGCGCTCAAGCGCACGAGGTCGCCGTTGGTGACCTCGTAGAAGTAGATGAAAGGTGCCGTGACGGTAATCCGCTGCTGAGAGCCATCATCGGAAAGCTGGCTGTCGGCCACCGTATAGGGATGCCCGCCAATCTCAAGGATCATGCCCGCTTGCACGATAACGCGGGGGGCACTGACCGAAAACTCGACAGGGCCGAGGAAAGTGATAGTCGTCTGACCCCGAACGACTGGCTCGTAGGGAGTCGTGACGCTCAAGAACAACCCGGCGGGGGCGGTCGAAACCGTCTGGGTGTTGACCGTAGCCGTCACGGGCTGTGCTGTGATCAGCGTCAGCGCCTGCTGTGAAGGCGAACGCAGACCCGCCTCTGCAACCGTCGGCGGGAAGATGTCCACGGTGGTCGCACCAGTGGTGTTGGGGTAGGTCTGATAGGGAGCTTCAATCGAGGGGATCGTCTTGGTCGTCGGGTCGTAGGTGACAGATTGGACGTAGAAGGTCGAGGCCCCCAGCCGCAGCATTTGCCCTGCCGCGATCCTGTTCGTAGCGTCCCCTGCGAGCAGAAAGCTGCTCGTGTTGGCAGGCAGAAAGAACGGCGGCTGGAACACAGGGGGGGTCGAGACGCT